TTCTTCAGCTTGCTGCAAGACACTCAAAAGCCTTTTTTGGATCACACTCATGATTAATAACCTCTCTCTTGGTCAATCTTGGGTAATTATCTTTACCCTGCTTCACTTTCGGTTTCAGTATCAGAAGTCACAGACCCTTGCTCGCTGGGACCGCCGACAACTTCACCGCCAAATGCCATATTTACTGGCTGCTCAAGGGGCCAATTGTCTTCAATATCAGACAGAACCCTTTGCATTTCTTCTTGTGTTGCGTCACGCAACATCTTCTGAGCGAGACGCTTCATTTGTGAACGTCTCAACTCTTCTGGGCCTTCAATAGTTGCAAGATTAATTGCTTCTTCGAAGTCCTCTACAACTGAATTAATATCAAAAGACTTGCCGTAATCGACATAAGGCTCTTCCGGTTCCAGCGTATCGCCAGTCAACCAGAGAGAAACTATTTCAGTAATCTGGTTTTCGGCCTTGCTTAGCATTTTCGCTTTATGAACCAAAAGAGCGTTAACCCTTTCAAAATCATAGGCTTTCGCTACGCCAGAGCTATTGTCGATACCAACAGCGTTGTCTTGTTTCGTTCTTTCCCCCGCCATACCAATGGTATGGTAGATTTCATTAATTATTGCTCGAATCGCCTTAATAAGCAATTCAGCTTGCTTCGGATCGGGCGAAATATATTCTGGCTTTCCACCTGATTCCGAATTATATGTAAAGATTCGGCTTGTGCCCATCTCTTTCAATTTGCTCTCTGGCTTGTCTTCGTCTCCCGGCATAAAGCCCTGAGCTGGAAGAGTAAGCTGAGAAAAAGTCTGGTCCTGAATAATCTGATCCAAGTTAGACAAATAGTTTGCCACGGCTCTATCAAGATAGGCTATGTCGTTGATTAAACTTGGAGAAGTGTATAAACTCTCGTCTTCAATATGGTCAATCGGAACAACAGGCACAACGCCAAGACCATGGGAGCCCTCTTCTTGTAAAACAACGGTTGGCTCTTCACTGCCTTCTTTTTTCTCTTCCGCGAAGCGATACCAGTTTTGACGATCCCATAAAATGTACACGTAATAGGGGTCCGTCTGCTCTTCGAGCGGATTCTCATCATCACGCTCTATTTGCCTCATAAGAAACCAATTCAGCTTGCCCATTTCGTCAAAAGACATGTCAAGAGCGTCTTGAGGCTGAATCAGATATACATATGGCCTGATTTGAGCTTCTTTGCGATCAAGCTCCGACTCAATGTTATCTGACTTAGGGCTGTCCACAATCGCGTAAACTCTACCAAACTTCGAAGACTCTTTAGAAGCCTCCTGCATAAAGTAGGTAATGTCTTTGCCACCCTTGGTCGCATACTTCCAAAATTCTTGTATGTCTTGTGGGGCGTCCTCAGAACGTTGAATCGTCGCTCTGAAAATATATTTATTTACGAGATCTACAACCTCACGGGTATGATTAAAACGGTACGCCCTCTTAATTCGACTGGCGTATTCGTTTTCCCCTTCTTTGACATACTGGAAGATGTTATCGGGAGTGAACCAATCACGGCCACCCTTATAACAGCTCTCCATGAAGTTCCACCCATCCTCATCGTACTCTGGGTGTCTTCGCTTGATCAATTTATTTAAGGTTTGGTCTGCCATGGGGCCTTATTTAATCTCTTATAGATTACCTATTATCTCAGGAAACTCATAATATTACAAGCTTACGCCAGCAATAACTATCTTCTTGGATGGATACCTGAATTCTATGCAGTAGCCAATGCCATCAGTAACGTGTTCCACACTCAGATCTTTATTTATATCCCGACTGCCTTCTTTGTATATTGTCTGCTCAAAGGACTCAATAACATTTTGACATTTGTTGTTAACTTTCAACAATATATCGCCCTTCGCAGACATCAGCATACGGTTGACCGCATTTACTCTATCTGCGACCTTTGGGTGCTTACGCCGGTAATAGATGCGCTTGTAACCCTTCTCTCTGAAAATGTCGAGATCTGATTCGCCACGAGCATGCTGCGAATACGAACCTGCCGGATCAGGGAAGATACTGGTAGTTTTCTGGTATCTCCAATATCTGCGCTCCAGCTCATTAACCGCCTCTTCGGTGTTTGAGTTGGGTAAAACTATTTCATCGACAACCCAGACTTCCCCATTCGGTTGAGGCTGTAGAATTGCGCCAGCCATTGGGTCTCTATTGAAATCCTGCCCCAGCCATATTGGAAGCTCGGGATTAAATGGGTAGTCGCCAACATGGACCTCTCTGTCAAATGGGTAGTAGACTCTACCGCCCATGGAGTTAAACTTCGCAAGAAACTCCTGCTCAAAAGACCTTGGGTCCATGTCTTCGCGAGCTTGCTCGACTTCTTCTGGAGGAACAAACGGGCTGTCAATTGAAGCGAATTGCCAGCTCTGGTAGCGTTTTTGCTTTACCATATCGGGCCTCTGGCCCATTTGATAAATATCATAGAGATGGTTAAAGCTTTTCGGGGTACCAATGAACGTAGCTGTACCCATTGTTGTCGCCAGAGTAGGCCGAATCGCTTTAGTCCACGTATCGGGGTCCATATCCTGAAACTCATCAAGAACACAATGGTGAAGTCCAACTCCACGCAAAGTGTCGTACTTATCTGCACCTTTTAGAATGATAGTGGACTTATTTCTCAAAACCACAGTAAGAGAGGTCTTGTTGACCTCTTTTATCCACTTCCTAGGAACCGTTTCTAAGAGATCCGGCCAAAGAATTTGCTTGGCCATGGTGTACGTAGGAGCTACATACCAAATTTGCTGTCGCTTCTTTCTTGCGGACTTAATTATCAGCTCTGTAAGAGAGTAACGGGTTTTCCCCCAACGGCGACCTGCAACAATACACTTAAATCTGGCCCTCGACATCCACACCATTTTTTGCCCATAGTGCAGCTTTAAGGATTCTTTGTTTTGTAAGCCAATAATCATGTAAAAACGCCCAAGTGTGCTAAATATCTAAAAGATCATCGAGATCTTCTAAAGCCTTTTCTGCAGCTTCCGCAATCTTTTCGTCAACATCATCGCTGAACATTGTATGAGACTGGCGTCTTTGAATTTCCTTGATTTCTTGATCGGTGAAGTCCTCGACCATAAGTATTGGCAGATCTTCTTCCAAGTCCTCAAACTTATCGACTCCAAGAATATCCCAACGGGCCTTCTGGGTCTGAGCAAAAATCGTTGAAGCCTCTTTCATAGACTTCAGGTCATCGTTTATCGCTCCAAAACTTTGCTTTTCTCTGACTGCCGTGGCGATAAGATTGTAGGTCAACCCGGCGACTGCTTTGGCATACCGATAATGCTCCTCTTTGGTCTCTTGGATCTTTTTGTAGGTTTCGCTGGCAACTTTGGCTTCGTCATCTGCTACGGCCTTTCTTGCCTCTTCTACAAGCTTGTTTGCGTCTTCCCCCTTCTTAATCCGGTTCTTGTGAAGGTAAGCAGTTACGGTGCCAGCAGATACCCCATAGGCATGAGCCAGCTCTTTAGCTGTGTAGTCGCCAGTCTTGTATTTGGCCTCTAATTCGGCCCACTCCCTCTTCGAGAGCTTTACTGGCTTTGTTGAATCTGTCACTTTACTAAAACTCCATAACTACTTGATTTCAAAGAAATTGGGGCACCACCGGAGGGATTGGGAGGATGGCAGCGCCCCGTTAACCTTTTTTTGATTTTTTTTATTTAATAAAATCAGTCACTTATAAAAACTGTTACAATTCTGAAACAAAAAAGTTTGTCTCGCCTCCTATTTTGCTACATGTAAAACGAAAAAAAATTGTATGATAATTCATGGTCCGACCCCTTTTAAATCTAGTTCGTTATATTACTACGTAATATACTCACTCTATAATAGCGAAAACCAAAAAGAGGCGTTTTAACCTCCATCAATGATAAGATCATACTCACTGCTGGACTTGAACCTATCCAAATCACTTTTACGCTCCAGAACCTCAGACATGCTTGTCATTAACTTCTCCGACATATTACGACCAGCTCTCTCGTCTTTAGTTTTCTCTCTCAGACTACGAGCATACTCCAGACCAAACAAAGTAGGTGCCAGAAGCACCCGGCGTCTGGCTCGTCTATTTTCAGAACCTTTCTTAACAACCAAGCCCTTTTTAATCAAGCTTCGAATTACGAACTGTATAGACTGCTTAGTACTGTAATACCGGATATTCATAAGAATCTGGTCCAGATCTCTAAGAGACCCGTCCGGATTGGCTTTAATTATACACGCCAGAACCTCTTTTTGTTTGACGGTAAGCTTAACATTTCTTTTTAGCATAACTTTTTCTCTTCTTCTGTGAGTACCAGCGGCTCGGTGGTTTTCTGTCTGTCAAAAGCAGACAAAGGAAGTCTTGCTGGCAGTTTCCGGTTTTCATCCGGGTTCATGTAAAACCCGTACATAGGCGCAGCAAATATCAACTGCTGGCAGTTTTTAAGCACCACATGTATAGGCATGTCTTCCAAGACGTAGCGTTTTTTCTCCTTTCTGGCATCTCCGACTCCACCACGTTCCAGCGAGCTTCTTTCAAAGTAAAACATTCTAAGCTTACGATCCAAACCTTTTCTCGACTTTTCGCTCATACGCTCTCGCTCTTGAAGCAAGCCGACCAGATCCATCGGGTTTGAATCGAAGTGCATGTAGAAGAAGTCTATGCCTTCGTCATAATAGGGAGATCTGTTAAGCTTTGCAAAGGAAAAGCCAGCTTTCTGGGCAAACAGATTATATCTGCTCATGCTGGACTGGATTTCACTCATCTTCATGCCTTCCATTCGACAAGTAAGATTTAGCATTCTGTAAGCAACTCCAACCCCTCTGTATAAATTATCTACAACAGTTCTGGAGTTCAGGCTGCAGTTTTTGTTGAGCCACTTAAACCGGTGTACGTTTGTAATTCTGGTATCTTTACCAGTTGCTCTTATGTGGGGAAAGACATCGTGCCGTGGTCTCAACACTCCTCTCGGTGGAGTCATAACTGTGACTCCGACCAAATACCCATGCAAGGTCGTCTTGTAAACTCTGCCAGTGGTCTTGCCAGTAGATTTGTAGTGAAGTTCATGCAAAGCCAGCCAGTCGTCCTTGTCTCCGCGCTCGATATACATTTCATCAAGCAGGTTAAGCTTTGGGTTTCCCGGTCTGGTTACCGTTACTTCACTATTCAGAAATCTTTCCATCAATCGTTACCTTGACGCGCTCCCGAAAGTGCTTGTCTACGTGAATATCAGGACCAAGCTCTTCGAGCAAATCCGTATGGGTCGTAGCTACAACCATCAAAGCCCCCTGTTCTCTGGCGATTTTTTGCATAGAGAAGGCTACTACTTTCGCTGTGGTACGGTCCAGAACTGCTCCAAACTCATCACACACCCAAATAGCTTTACCGCTTTCAATCAGTTTTGCCAACGCAAGCCGGTATCGCTGCCCATCGGAAAGCTCCTGTGGTTTGCGAATAAAGAGATAGGCGTCGTTAAGCCCTGCTTTTGCCAGAATCTTCAGAGCTTCGTTTGTGTCTGCTCCAATCTGGTCCACCAGTGGAGCGTCTTTGTATTCCATATCCTCAATGTCCACAACTTTGTGTCCCATCAGGCGACACTGGGTGGCGATCTCGGACAAAAGCAGGGACTTTCCAGATCCGGACTGTCCCGTTATGTAAACAACCCCAGAGTCTGGCAATTCGAGGCTAAAATTATCGTAAATAACGAATTCCGAGTCTTCCAAGCCCAAGCCAAACGCTTCTGCTACTTCCAGAACACGATCCGAACGCTGTGTTCGCGTCGTGAAGCTGCGATTTACTTCAATTGGTATCATGGGGTCACTTTCTCTCTAAAACGCTTCTGAACGGATCTGACGCGCTCACAGCGTCTGAATCCGGCTTTCTTCAAGCGCTAATTTCTTAACTGCGCACGAAGGGTACCAAACTGGCTTACCTTTTACGGTCATGAGCAAGCCCTCATTCTGGAGCATTTGTCCAAACCGGGCTACCTGAGCAAGAGCCGGAAATTTGGTCCCATCTTCCATGGTCTCGTCCTCAAATTCGGTCTGACGGTCTTCCACTGCAATTGAGTTATTGAGACTCTGGTCGTTGAATACGATTGTTGCCTTAATCTTCATCTACAACCTCCCCCTCGCCACTAACTGCGAGCGCAATCAAGTTGTCCCGCATCAGATCCAGCAAGCCAATTGCTGCCATTAGGTCCTTCTGCGTCCATTCCTTGTGCAGAGTGAAAAAGGTTAGTGGAGCCCCATTATTCACCGGAATCCCACAAATCATCAGACTCTCGTAATCTTTTCGTTGCAGAATATCCAGATATCGGTCGCCCTCATTCAAAAATGACACTTTTGGTTCTGACATAATTAATCCCCCTCTTTAGTTTTTATCCAAGCGCAAAGACCCTCAACGCCCTCAAGTCCGGTCTCTCCCTCGATTTCGTTTAGGAATCTTGCTATTAGTTTAGCTTGCTCTCCACTCACAGTGAGCGTTCCAAACACAGTCTTGAGCCCAACTCGCTTTTCGCCTGCTTTTTGCAGGCTCTCTTCGGTCTGCGCCCCAAGATTTTCCAACCCAGTATTCATATCGTCCATAATGAATTCCGGATCTACTTCGGTTAGGTCCTCAAGCATAAAATCCAGCTCTTTGGGTGTGAATGCCATATCCTCAAACAAAGACGAGTCCACTTCTTGAAGCCTTTTCA